AATTATAACCAAATAAAGGGCAGATAGGAATTGAACCTACATCTCCGACGTCCTCGACGCTCTACCATTAAGCTACTGCCCATATCCAATTGTCGAGCCCATAATAGCGGGGGCGGGAGTCGAACCCGCGTTCTCCAGGTTATGGGCCTGGCGTGTAGCCGTTACACTACCCCGCGATATTTAGTTTTCAAAGCTCATAGGCTCACGCCGTAGTCCATTACGGCGCTCGCCTGCGGGCTTTAATTAGATTCTTCGGCAGGATAGCCACACACTTCATTTCGGAATATTGAGCTTTTCATTGCTTGGCCAAGAGGTTTTGTGCTTTCGTTCGGATAAGCGACATAAGCACTACACATTTTGCGCATATTAGTATCGCCTTGATTCCACAGTTCGGCCTGCGTCGGGGTCATAATCACGCAATAGCCAGCAATACAGTATCTTTTTTCTTGTTTTGTTTCCTCTGCCATTGCCAGTATCCTTAAAAAGAGTAATATTTACTTTTAACTGCAAATCCCGGCATTGCTTTGATGCTACGGCTAAACCGTGCCGGGACTATAGCGGGTTAGACTATATTTTTAAGGTTGACATTTTAGGCTGCTTCTACTTGCGACCGGTGAAACAAATGATACTGTTTTGGAAACATGAACCCGCCGTCGTCAGTGCCGCGGTGGTCCTTGTCGGCTATATCGGGATCGTCACCACCGCCAACATTAATCCAAGTTATACCCGAAAGTGTTGACTTTGTGCCTTTTTTGACATGGAAACCGTTTTCTTTCCAGCCTTTATACGTTTTGGCATCCAAGTAAGGTAAACCGTCTAAATTTTGCTGTCTCATTTGGATAGATACAAAGAAGAAACCCATTGCCGAAATATTCATTCCATGAGTTTTGATAATGGCTTGGATTTCGCTGATCTTTTCTTCGTTCAATAGTTGCTTGGCTGCTTTCCATTGGTTTCGAAGTTCTTTTAGATATGCTTGTTTTTCTTTTTTGGTATGTTTCATAGCTTTAACCCGCCTTTCATGCCTAACCCGCTATTGACTTATCAAAGAGCATTAAGTCTATCGTCATTCTAAAACAAAAACTTGAGAAAATCAAGAGTGTGACATAAAAAATATCAAGTGACATGAGAAAATCGCCGTTATTGGCCTGAAAACAAGGATTAAATTTGCATTATTTTCCGAGATTTATTATTTTCGACTTGCAAGGTTGAACCGTTTGTGTTTTAATACGTACAACTTATAAGGAAACGCATGGACGCATGTAAGAAAAATTCAGGACGAATTGAAACGGCTGGCGCGGCTTTTACTGAAATAAGAACCGCTGCTGGCCGTTTTTATAGATATTACATAAGTGATTATTTCAGTAAAGGCGGGAGCCATGTCTAAAGCGACAACTCCACAACCGATAGGATGCCCGGACAGTATCAATCTATCGGGAGCGCTGTTAAAAAAGGCCCGAGTGTGTGTAAATCGCGCAGCCTGCACACAATACTTGGCTGTCCGGCTATTAAGCGACGTCGTATCCTTTGTACGGGAATAAACCTTTATTGCTGGCGCTAAAATAATCACGAAATCTGATAGTTAGACATTATTTACTGTTTAACAACAGGCTAAAAGCTATTTGCGCTCCGAACGTTCCATTACCGGGAATATATATGCTAAAAGAGTTATTCAAAGGTACAGATAAGTATAATTGTGCTACTTGTATTCATGGCAAGTCTCATAACTGTGAAAGTATGGGTAGTATAAATCAATGTTGTGAATATTGGTATAATCCTGATAGTGAAATACAGGGTTTAGCATATAGGAATGATAAAAGCAACACAAGTAAAGAAATGGCTCAAAGGCAAAAAGACCTACATAATTGGTGGGGCCATAGGAATTCTTGGTGTATTGCAAGGGCTCGAAGTTTTTGAGATACCCGAAGCGTGGTGGTTAGTCATGGGAGCGTTTGGTCTCGGCTTTTTGCGGGCCGGGGTAAATGATATAGCGAAAACAGTTAAGAAAGCTAAATAAGGAGCAAGAACATGAAAAGAGCAATTCTGTCAATTCTAATGGTAATGTTGATGACGGCGTCCGTCCAAGCTGCCGGTCTAACCTTCTGGGGCTTAACTGAGGGTGCGACACGAGAGTATAACGCCAGGGTTGGCTATATGCTCGGTAATGAAGTGAGGGGCGGTCTGGAGCTATTTGCTGGCACTTCAGTTTTCCCGAACGATTCAACGCCATCGACGCTAAAATTGGGTGCTGTTCAACACTTGGCCGATATTCTCGATCCAAATAACTCTATACCGTTTATTCCGGGTGCGTTCAAAGTGTTATTTAGTGGTGATATAACCGCCAGGCCATATTTTGGTGCGGAGGCTACAATAACATTTATCAACGAAGACGCTGGAAGTTATGCAGTTTTATTGGGTGCTAAGATCAAATTTACAGAGGAAGACCCGTCGGAATGGATAGCTGAGACCGGATACGGAAACACATTCAGCGATCTGAATGAAGTGCCGGACAATGAGCTATTCCTCAGAATGGGTGTAAGGATACCGTTCTGATGGACGAACACCCGAACGCCCTGAATGAAGATAAGTTCATCTGCCGACTGCGAAATGTAATTGAAGTAGCGAGGCAAGAGGAAGATTTAACGGGGATGGAAGTAATAGGTGCTTTGGTTGTTGTAATGCTGGATACATACAGCAGTTTACCAAAAGAAGAAGATGACGATGCTGAATGAACCGCTAAATAAAGACGATGTAAAGAATAAAGGAGCTAAAATGGATGAAAACAGTTTACCGCCGGATGTTCAAAATGATATTGAGATGATGTCTCGTTCGCGTGAAGAGTCTGGAATCAATGATTATGAGTCAGAGAAGGCTCTACGGACTGGCAGGGCCGTAAAATATCAACGTATGTACCCGAACAGTTTTCATCGGGGGATATAATAATGGATAAACCAAAACTTTTACAGATCCATCATCAATTCGAAGATCACACAGTGATGGTGGCTCAAAATACAATCAGTAATAATGCAGAAATGCGAGCATGGGAGAAAGAAGTAGCCGAAGATCATCCACTGCCGGAAGGCGCTCAATGGATGATATGTAATGAGAAGTCAAAGTATTTCATTTTGGCGGTCGAACCCAGTGAGGCACTAATAATAGGTAGGGCGTAATATGAAATTAGGCCCAATAACAATACAATGGTCAAAGACAGTGGAAGCCGAGCGACAAGAGCAAGAGCACAAAGACAATGTACGCAATAAGATGGTTGGCTTACTATTAAATCAGAACGAGAGGCACAAGGCAGAACTACATCGATGGGGCATAAGCGAAGGGATAGACAAGAAGACTGGATAAGGCATGGCTAAGAAGCAAGACAAAGAGTATGACGGAAGCACGCCACTAAAGAGCGTGGTACAAGAAAGGTTTGTTGGATTTTTACTCACAGGTTTGCCGCAGTGGAAAGCTTACGAAGAAGCTGGGTATAAAGGCAAAAACGAAGCAATATTAAGATCAAATGCTAACCATGCTCTCACAGCTAATAACAACATCAAGGCTCGCTTAAAATACAGAAGGGCGGAAATAGAGCGAGAAACGGAGATAAAGGCAGTTAATTTGCAGAAAGATTTAGTCAGACAGAGACTTATGGCTGAATTGCGAGGTCAAACAGGTGCGGCCATCCGATGTAATGAGTTATTATTAAAGACAATTGGTGGTTTTCAAGCTGATAAGCAACCTACAGAGAATCTAATAGGCAAGGCATTGGACTCAGAGACTGCCAAAGACATCAGGAAGGCGTTAGAGGCCGTATACCAGCGTAAATACCTTGCCTTACCGAAGGATGATATAATAGATGTTGAACCGACGTAAGCAGTAATTAGTTGTAGTATTGGTTGTAGTGATTATGGATAAGCAGCGATATAATGCAATAAATGAGGATAATAGAGCGAAAGGCGACGTTCTGTCAAAACGTTCTCAAGTGAGGTGATCAATGACCAGGCGTAGTATATTCAAGTGGTTAGCGGCAGTGATAGGCATTAGAGGCCGTGAGGCTGCGTCTAAGCCACGAACGCGAGGTGATGTGGATGATAGGCTCCAGTCCTACACAATCCCTTACGGGACGGCTGAGGGCAACTTCTACTACTTCCCTGGCCACAGTTGTTGGTGGATAGCTGGTGAGCCGGACTTGTACTCCTTCGAGGATGGAGAGCCTATATGAGAGCGATAAGCAGGTTTTTGAGGCAAAGACCCCCCTTAGCCCCCCAAGGGGGCCGGCATGATATATCTACTCCCCCCTTCGACAATGCGATTGATTTTGGAGAACCCCATGAATAGTAACGAAATGGCCCCAAAAAGTAACGCTGAGCGACAAAAGCGTTATGGAAACGAGTAATGTTAAGATAGGTAAGGCGTTTAAGGCTTAATAATGATATGTGACAATATAAAAGCTCGTAAGTACCGCAAATGTCCCGAATGTGGGCATAAGTGGCCCCTTAATAAGCGACATTTTCTTATCAGCCCACGAACAGGCAAATACAAGCTCAAGTGTTGGCGTTGTAGTCCTGGAACAGTTCCTGTTTTGTCGATGGAGGAACGTGCTTCAAATCAGGCTTACATCTGGTCTATTAAAGCGAGGTCGAGTTGTATTTTTTGTAATGAGAGTAAGACTGAGGTATTGGTTTTTCATCACCGCGATCCTAAATTAAAATTATTTGCATTGGCCCGTGCCGCCGGGAATGGAAGGACTCGTGAGGAGATAGACTTTGAGATTGGCAAGTGTGATCTATTATGTGCGAATTGCCATTTGTCGTTGCATTATTGGGCAAGGCAAATGGGGTAGTAATTATTAGGTGTTTTTGAGGTGTTAAGATAGGTAAGGAAGTCAAGTAATGGCAAAGAGGAAATGTCCAGGTTCAAAGATAAGAAGTGGCGGCAAGGGTCGCGGTTTAGGCCGAGGCAAAGGTAAAGGCCCGATAGGTAAGCCCGGTGGGAGGTAGTCAAGTAATGGTATCAGCGGTAGCTGACAAAATAGATTCAGATACGGTGTCGATGCTTAGTGCGGTGCATTGGGTGGAGAGTGTCCGTATTTTATTGGCTAATGGTGATATATATTCATTTAAGGAGCGTCCTTATCTAATAAACCCATTGGAGACCCGCTCGCGCTTGGTATGCGTGCGTAAGGGTCGGGGCTTGGGTTTTAGTGAGACTTTCATTCAAAAGAGTTTTCACGGCTTGGAACATGGAATTTACAGGCAGGGCGTTCAATACGTCTTTCCTACCGAGACGGCGATGCGTGAATTCGTTCAATCGCGTTTCAACGTCATATTGCGCCGGAACCCGTTGATAAGGGCTATAGTCAAGGATACCGATACCACTTATTTCAAGCGTGTCGGTGAGGGTAATTTGTTTTTGAACGGTGGTACATTAACGACATCTATCGAGGGCATGCAAAAAGAGTCGATGGTGTTCAGGGGTAAGCAAATCGACTTAGCGGTAATAGACGAATTGGATATGTTCGAGAATGCCAACGATGTGGTTCAGTCGGCCTTGACGAGTATGATGAATTCACCCACCAAGGCCGTAACGGCGATAAGCAACCCGTCCATTCCCAATTACGGTATAGATAAATTATTCCAGGAATCGAATCAAATGTTCTGGTATCGTCAATGCCGATCGTGCGGCGAGTTGACGTGCCCGGATAAGGAGTTTCCCGACCTGATTGATAAGAAGGGTTGTCATTGCATTAAGTGTGGCGACTTACTTACTTATAGGGGCAAGTGGAAGCCGGACTATCCCGAGCGCAAAGACTTAGAGGGCACAGAGTCTAAAAATTGGGAAGGTTATCACATAAGCGATTTGAGCGCTCCTATGGTGAAGCCCTATTCGATCGTAGAGGCTTTTAAGGATAAGAGTGACGCCAACCAAGAGAAGGTAAATAAGTTCTCGTTGGGCTTACCTTTCATGCCCAAGACTAACGCCTTGACTTTAGCCGAGGTATATTATTGTTGTGGCTACCAGCCGGAGTACGAGACCTATACCGATGGTTCTACGATAATGGGTGTTGACGTTGGTTCGAGTAGCGGCTTCCACGTTGTTATAGGGATAAAGACCGGCAAGGAGGAATACCAGATATTCAAAGTCGATAAGTTAGAATCTTTTGAAGACGCCGCGGTCTTAGGTCACAGGTTTGGTGTGAGGAATTGCGTTTGCGACATGGATCCGGAAGCCACTTACGCGAAGAAGTTCCAAAAGGACGCGGGTTTTAGGGTGTGGTTGAATCGCTACAACACTACTAATCCCGTCGATGAGGTTGTATGGGATTACGACAATCGTTTAGTTAGGACGTTCAGGAATTACATATTCGATATATCCATGCAGGTTGTTTCTGATAAGAGGGTTAAACTTCCGCGCAGAAGTTCCAAGATTGACGAGTTTGCCAAGCAATATATAGTTCCCGTTAAGATTGCCGATATTCGCCGACCGGGCAACTTCAAGTATTTCAGCCCATCGGCAAACGACCATTACCGCAACGCCATGAACTACTTTCTAATAGCGGCCAAGATAAGTGGTGTGACCCGTCCTTACGGAGTTGCAAAGAAAAAGTTAAGCTTTGTGAACAATGATACGGAGAGGTATGTATGAAAAGGTTGAATGAATACGAAAGGCGTATTTATAAAATAATGAGGGAAGAGTATAAGTTTCGACCCAAATATGCGCTTGATATAATAAGAAGAGGGCGTAAATACTTTGATTCAAATGAAAAGGTTATACTATAATAACGATACGCAGAGGTATGTATGAGTTGTGAACAGCAAATTTGGACAAAAACAATAGACGAAGAAAATGCTATTTTTCTGACTGGTGAAGGTCTTGAGCCGCCGAAGCCTTTAATAACTCAAGATTTAGTCACTTTTGATGATTTTGATATTTTTAATAACGATACACAGAGGTTTGTATGAGTTGGTTAAGTGATTTTTTAGGAACGAAGAAACTAAGGACTCCCAAGGTTAAGGAGGCTGAGGAGTTGGCCTCAATGGACGAGTTCGAGTCCGATGCCTATTTGATGGAGCTTTCCCGAAAGAGTGGTTACGAAAAGACAATTATAACCGGGCGGAAGAAGCCGAAGCTTGCCGCTATGACGCAGTTGGGGTAATATGGATACTAAAGCCGAAGAAATTATAGCATTGCGTGATTCCGAGCGTGCAAAGAGCACTAACATGAAGAACTTGTACCAGGAATTCGCCAACTTGGGCTACCCTTTGGAGAACCAGATAATCACTCAGCAGTCGCCGGGCGAGGATAAGTCTACCGCTATTCGGGACGCGACGGGTATCGAGGCACTTGAGACCGGGGCGAGTGGGTTCATAGGCGCGTGGATACCGCGTGAGAAATATTTCTTCAATATAAGGGTTAGGGACAGGTCGATAGCTGAATTGCCTCATGTAAAGCAATGGGTGGCTTTAGCCGTTCAAATAGCGCACGAGGAAATATTCGACGCCAATTTCGATACCGAGTTACATAACACTGCGAAGGGTACAATGGGGTTCGGTACGGGATGTCTTTACTCCGAATGGGATTACAAGAACAGGTCTTTGAACTTCCAAGATTGGCATGTTTCGACGTTCGAGTTCATGCAGGACGCTCGGCACAGGGCGAATGGAGTCATACTTTCATACAAGCGCCAAGCCGACCAAATTGCAAACGAATACAAGAACCCCGGCGTTCAGGTAATGGGAAAAGCCAATGACGTCAAGACCCAGAACGAGGACTTTGAAATAGTCAGGATAATCCGTCCGAGAACCGACCGCAAACCCTCTATGAGTGACGTTACTAATATGCCTTTTGAGGATATTCACGTAAACGCCACGGAAAAAATTGTTATTAAAGAGTCGGGATTCCCGCGATTTCCTTTCGCCATTCCGCGATGGGAAGTTGGCTCGACCGAGAAATGGGGTAGGGGCAGGGGCGTTCAGGCGCTTTCAGAGATAAAAGACTTACAACAGAAGAAGAAAGACTTTACCGAGGCATGCAACAGGATATTGAGGCCGGCGTACAAGACAAGGAATGTAGAAGGTGCGGTAAACATGATGCCCGACGGCCAGACCGAAGTTATGGATATGGGCGATATTGAGGCATTGAATCTCTTAAACCCCGGTGCGTTTCCCGTTACCAAGGACGAAATAAACGAGCAGAGAGAGACGGTAAGAAGGTTTTTCTACAATCACATTTTCACCTTATTCACCAATATGAAAGGTGATAGGCGTACAACGTTAGAGATATTAAAAAAGGATCGCGAAGGCTTGCGTTTACTTATATCTCCCGTTGCCCGTCAGCAGACGGAACTATTCAAGCCGCTACTGACAAATGTAATTTCGTTACTAATCGAATGGGGAAGGATACCAAAACCGCCGCAGGAAATTGTAGGCCAGCCGTATTCTCTTGAGTATCAGGGCGAACTTGCAATGGCGATGAAGGAATCCCAGGCCAGGGGATTCGAGAGGGCAATGGCACTTATGGAAACCGGGCAGAACGTATTCCCGGATATGAAATACCAAATTAACATAGACCGGGCAATGCCGGACATTCTCACTACTTACGGAATGAAGATCGAGCATTTGAACACCCCGGAAGAGAAGGAATTACTACGCCAGCAGGACGCCGAGCGTGAGCAAATGGTGAAACAGATAGCTGACTTGCAGTCTCAGTCGCAGGCGTATAAGAACACACAGAAAGCGCCGGAAGAAGGTAGCCCGGCAGCAGAGATGGCAGGTGTATAATGGCAAAGAGAGAAATGGTAATTAGAAGAAAAATAGCAAGGATAATCAAACTCAATGATTTTATTGATAATATCTATGTAAGAAAACATCTTGAATATGTAATAAAGAGGCAAAAAGAGCTAAAGAAACTATTCAAACTTAGTTACGGCATTTGGGAAGTTTCGGAAAGAGGAAGCATAATTGATTTATGGCGATTGGATAAAAAGGGTGTTGTTATACACATAGAAACGGCGGGAGTATAATGGCAAATAGGAAATATACAGAAAGGGTTGCCGGTGATTGTGTCTGTAAACCGCCCATAGTATGTAGTGTATTATCGAATAAATTTTGGTGTGGCAAGTGTGGAAAAAATCTCAAGAGTTTAAGTCGTGAACAATTAGATTTTGTTCATGGATGCAAAAACCCCGATGAAGTTATTCTTAAAACATTAGAGATGGCAGGAGTATAATAATGCCGGCTAAAAGCGTGAGCCAGAGACGTGCTATTGCAATAGCATTGCATAAGCCTGAGAAGCTATACAAACGAAACAAAGGGCTTCTTAAAATGTCGGTAAAAGATGCTCAGGATTTTGCAAGAACGAAAGAAAAGGGGCTTCCTAAAAAGAAGAAGAAAAAGAAGCATGTATAGTCCCGAAGACTGGCAAAAACTTGTTATAAGTTTCAAGCAATGCTTTGCTTCCGAAGAGGGGCAGGCTGTTTTGAATTGTCTTTCGTACCAGTGTTTTGAGAATAGGAATACATTTGTTGACAACAATGAAGCCAAAAGCAATAGAAATCTCGGCAAACGAGAGATCATTCTATTCATTCGAGAATGGATGGCGTGTAACCCACAAGAAATACCGAAAAACTTAAAGGAGAAAACCGATGCCCGAAACTGACCCCACAAATATTGCAGCAGTGACGGAACCAACACCGGCGACGGATACAACCGCTATTGGTGTGATGGATAAAGACTACAATTTCACCGGCAACTGGAAAGAAGAGTTGCTTGACGAAGATATTCGCGGTGAGAAGTTTTTCGATTCCGACTACACGAAGAACGTAAAAACCTTACTCAAGAAGTCATATCATCAAGAACAGGCTATCGGCCAGTACAAATCGGGTTTTAAGGGCGTGAAAGTACCTGGTGAAAATACTACCGAGGAAGAACTTAACGCCTTCAGAGACGCTACTGGCGTGCCTAAAGAGTACGTCTATACTAAGCCCGACGATATTGACGAGGACGTTATAGGCTCGGAGTTTATGACCAAAACGATGGAAAAGCTAAACAAGGCCAATGTGAGCCAAGGCCAATTTGATTTGGTCATGGAAATATTCGCCGACAGGATTCGCGGGTTAGAGGCCGAGGGCGTTGAGGAACTCAACAGTAAGACAAAGGCGGCTATCGCGCGAGTTGAGAAAGAAGATCCGAATGGAGTCCAAAGGGAACTTGCCACTAAGTTTATAACGAAAATGACAGACATTTGGCCTGCCGACAAGTACCAGGAGTTATTCGGCACAGAGAACGAAAACGGCGAAAGGGAAGGTGGTATTAACGCACCGGAATTTGCCTATTTGAGACCTCTACTGCTCGACATGTTCGCTACGGTCGAGGAAACCTACGCCATACCGACGAGTGCCGCTTTATCGGATACCGTCGAATCTAAAGTCGCGAGTGTAGAAGACGAGCTTAAGACTCTTGAAGCTACACCGGGATTTTTGGAAGGCCGTTTAAGAACGTCGTCAAACCCGGAAGATCGGGCTAAGCATGAAGAGATTATGTTAAAAAGGAGTAAACTTATTCGGCGTAAGACCGAAATGGAAAGCAAAATAGTAAGATAAGAATTATTTCGCCGCTAACTCCACGTGGAAAGCAGCGGCTGGCGAGTCTATATACGCAGCGTCCAACAGACGTAAAAAATGCAGGGTGACTCCGTAAGGCTATTCTCCCGAAAAGGTTAGAATAACGTATTTTATTAACTAATTTAGGAGATTAGAATTATGGGTGCCTTTAATTTAGATCAGACATTCATCAAAGAGTATGAGCGCTCTTTCAATCAAGTCTTTCAGCAAAGCGAAAGTATGCTCAAATCGACGGTTCGCAATGAGCCTCAGGCTTCCGAGAAGCAGAGGTTTACATTCATCGAACCTACCAGTGGCGTAGTTGACAGGGCGAGACAGTCCGATTCGCCTAACATCCCGACAAGTCACAAGATGCGATGGAGTTCGCTTCATACATGGACGTGGAGTGAATTGGTTGACGACATTGATATTATCAAGACGCTCAACGACCCGTCCAGTGACTATCTTGCCAACGCCGTAAACGCCGAGAACAGGTGGGAAGACGAACTGATTCTCGACAACATTTACGCCGATGTAGATTACGGCAAAGAGGGGAGCGCCTCTCTATCGTGGTATGACGTTGCCGAGTGTATCGGGCTTGCTTCCGATGGTACTCGAACAACTGCCGGTAGTCCGTTTACGCATGTAACCGAAACCGGCCTAACACTGAACAAAATTGCCACAATGGGCGTTATCATGGGCAACAACAGTGTCCCTGCCGGTGACAGGCATATAGTGGTTAATGAAGACCAGAAATGGTATCTACTGGGCCATGCAAGGGCGACAAGCGGGGATTACGTCCCTGCTGTTACCGCCTTAGTAAATGGCCAGATTCCGAACAACTACTTCATGGGCTTCAACTTCCATTTCCTGCCGACCGACCGCTTTACCTTGGATGATGTCGATACCGAGGCAATTCGGTGTGCGGCTTTTCACAAGAGTTCGGTTCTAAGGACTTATTCCGGTGGTTTAAAGACCAGGATAGCGGAAGAGCCCGGCAAAAACTTTAATATAAGAGTTTGGGCCGAAGCTGTGTCCGGTGGATGTAGATTGCAAGGTAAGGGAGTTATTCCCTTTACCCTCGATCCCTATCCGGCGATGAGTATGGCCCTTTAACGTAAGCCCTTAGAGGCTTAAAAACTAAATATATTGGTCTGAGGCTAATATAGGAGAAATAAAATGGCTACAGAAATGAATACCTTCGGCACTCGTAACGTAAACGTATGTGTCGAAACAGATGGACGACCGGTAGGGAATAGTCTCTACAAGCAGTCGGCAACACAATTATTTAGATACGGTAAAAGGATAATGACCTGGGACGGTCGCGTGTTCAGGTACGGCGGTTCCAAGACGGCCCTTTTGTCGGGCTTTGGCGCTTTCAACTACTACACAGTGAGTTTACACGGAACTTTTGCAGTTGTTCCTACCGCCATTGCAGTGGGTCAGAATTGGGCCGATGTTACCATATCCGCTTCAATGGGATACGGTGCGGGAGGCTTTGCTGAGGATGAGCTTGTCGGCGGCTATATCGTTGTCGGTCACGGGACTTCCAAAGTCGAGAATCGCTGCATTGTGAAGAACCAGGTAATGACTGACGCTGGTGGTACAATGAGATTGTGGGTTGACGGCGCATTCGAGACCGCACAGACGAAGTCAACAGACGGTGCTGAATTGTATCCGAACCCGTACAAGTATCTTGGTAAAGGTTCTCTTGAATGTAACGCAGTTATGGGCGTGCCTGCGATTAACGTCACAAGTACGTACAGTGCGTTTATACAGACTTGGGGGCCGTGCTGGGTAACTCCGGGTGGTGCCGACAGTTCGCCTGGTAATACTATCAACGATAGAGAGTGTTATTTTGTTGGTGACGGTTCTGTTAATGCGGGAACATATATAGCCGCAAGCGAGTCCGGCAAAGCATATCAGAGAGCAGGTTTTATGATTGATACCACCGCAATTGGTACAGGTGGATTGCCTTTGTTAATGCTACAGATAACTCCGTAATTGTGGGTTCGTGGGGGCGGGCCTTCCCGTCCCTACGATTTTACTATGGAAAAGACAGAATTTGTTCCAGACAACGTATCCGAGAATGACGTTAAAGATGAAGCCAATAAAAGAGCTTCGCAGATGGGATATTGCTCTAAAGAGGGCAACCCGATGCGCAGGGCTAAAATAAGTGTCGGCTGGTCGAAGAGCTACGCCGACAATTTTGAAAGGATTAAAAAAAATGGCTAAAAAGAAAACCGAAAAGAAGAAAGAAGAAGTGGCGAGGATGCCTCCTCCTAATATGAAGGAGTCTATCGAGAAGCGTCTTGCCTATAACAAAAAACTTGAAAGGAAATAGGCTATGGCGACGACTATAAAAAAATTAAGACCCCTATCTTTCACCGCTGTGGACGCTACGCCTCTTAACGGTACTACGTCGGGGCGTACTTACCAGCCCGGCGACCGGCTTGCGTCTGCCTGTATTCCTCTTGAAGAGGATACTGATGCCGTAATTATAACAATGTCAGGCACAGGCAGCGACGGTAATTCGTGCGTGTTCCATATTTACGGTTACGGATTGAATAGTCCGGCAGAAGCTATTTACAATACGGTAACGGCGACGCTCGGTACAGGCGTGGCGGGTACGGGCCAACTGTACGTAGATACTATCAGCGGTACTGATTTGCATACCTCTACTATAGGGGTTTACGATTCCGGCAATGACCGTGTCTGCAAATTGAAATTTGACACTCAAGGACTAAGATACCTCTACTTTGAGCCGATTACATTTACAACTCTAACAGAGGTTAGCTTTCTTGTCAGAGAGGTAGGTGAGATATAATGAACGACAGATGGTCAAATTCCAGCCTACTTTTCAACAGGCAAGAAACTCTTATCAACCCAAACTTCGCCTTTGGTAATGTGTATTGGGTTGACAAGGTCACTGGTAGTAATTCAAATAACGGGCTATCTCCTGATGCCGCTTTCCTTACTATTGCGAACGCTATTAGCGTTAGTAACGCAGAGGTTGGCTCGTATAATGTGAATACGATTTACGTCAACGCCAGCACGTACACCGAGGACTTGACGGAAGAGCCGGTAAATGTGAACATAATCGGTATCGGGGCCAAGACGAGACTACAGGGCAATCACATCTTTGATACAGGAGGTAATAGTGCCCAGAACGCTCATTGGTACAATATGCAGTTCAGGTCTTCGGATTCCGCCGTTCTCTTTGTGATAACCTCAAATTACTATGTACCCGGCTGGCACGGTTGCACTTTTGAGGGCAGCGGTTCCTGTACGGGTGCTATAAAAATAGCACTTGCCCAGGATATGATGATTGAAAACTGTCGTTTCTTAGGCAGTCCCGTCTTTACAACCGCAATTGAGATTACCGGCCATCACTATCGAAGCATAATCAGAAACAATTATATTGCTGCTACCACGAATGGCATTCTAATCAAGTCAGCTTCGGCTGGTTACGGCAACTTTATCCATGACAATATAATTGGCCGGACAATGACTGATCCAAACAGTTCGGCACAAATGACTTATGGCTTTAGGTCTGAGAAGGGTGATGGTCACTCTGGATTTATGTTAGTCAACAACAGAATAGAAGCCGTTGACTGTATTTCCTTTGCACATACCTCTGGAACGAACGAAACAGACAGTTGCATTGGCAATGTCTGTGTTCAGGCCGGTACTGGCACAAGCGAGGCCGATTACACTGGATAGGAGATATTATGCCTGAGATACCCGACAAATGTGAGTTTGAAACAACAGCCGACCAGATACGTTTATCTACCCGTACCAACGGAGACCAGATACAGATTAAGGGTGTTCATCTCGGCAAGGATGCGGCGGCGGCGCTGGCGTACCTTATCAATAGTTCGGATAACCATCTCGCAATAGAGATTAAGGAGGTGGAACAATGAGCCTCACAGACGCCGAACTCGTAATATGCAATCAGGCCATGAGTCTTATCGGGGCGACGATAATCGACTCTACTGATTCTTCTACTGCGGATACCGGAACCGGCGGCAAGGGTTACGAGAAGTGCGATTTAATCTACGATCAGACGAGGGATGCCTTACTAAGGTCGTTCGAGTGGAACTTCGCAAGGGTAAGGATAGACCTCGTTGGCAATTGGGTTACGGACGAAAGTTATACAACCGACCAATACGTTTGGGTCGATTCGGTTCTCTACAAGTGCAACACAGCCCATACGTCAACTACGTGGGATACCGATTACGTTTTGGACGGCACAGACCATGTTATGGACGGCTTAGATTACGTCGTGGACGATAGTGTAACTTGCTATTGGGACATGATAACTGACCGCACGGAAACTTATTGGGGCTATCGATATGCGCTCCCAGCCGACTTTTGCAGGTTCGTTATAAGGTGGCTGAAGCACAACGAGACCAGGATCCGCATAGAGGGCACGAACCTTCTCACCGACGAAGAAGCGATAAATATCAACTATATTAAGGTAGTCACTGACACAACGGAGTTTGACGATCTCTTCACAGAGGTATTGATTTACGACCTGGCGATAAAGTTGACGTTCTCGATTATGGGTGCGGGGTATCCTGCGCAAGCTTTAAGGAAAGACCTGAAAATAGAAAGACAGTACAAGATGTTGAAGGCAAGGCAGATATGTAATGCCGAAGTCAATCAAACCGGAGATTACAAATGGTCGGACGCCCGATTTGGCTCCGGCGTAGTTTAAGAAAGGAACATTATGAGTGTAGACATTAAAACAGTACCTAACGGCGCTTTATATCCCTTGAGTGGGATTGTGACGGTATCGCTCGCGGCCACTGGGAACACCACGCTTTACACCGTACCTACGGGCTTTACGTGCGTGATCGACCATGTGGATATAACAGTAAGCGCCGATGCGGGCGCGTCGGTACTCACGATAGGAAGGTCAACCGATTTGGATGATTTTGTGGGCGAGATGACCTTGACCGCTCTCAATGTCGCCGGAGCTAAGGGTGAGTTGCGACCCATACCGAGCGGCACTGTAGTGCTACAGAAGACCTACGCAGCGGGAGAGATTATCCAGTGTGCCGTTACTACTGCGAACGGTAATGCGACGAACTACATGATCCTCTGGGGATACTTAGCCGTGACGGGTACTATCTAAAATAAGGAGAAATTATGGCTATAAGTGATAAGCTAAATGCCTCTTTTCAGGCAAAGAAACAAGCTCAGGACTTCTTCACAGCACGGGCCAAGATGATGCCGTTGCGTGAAGATGCTCAAAGAATTGTATCAGAGGTACAGGAGATTATTGACGCAGGCACTTTCGATACCGTGGATGCCGAATTAAAAGCTGTAGGAGTAAAAGCATTTAATGTAGTCAATCAAATTGTTGCTGCATTTGACGATCCTGATATTAAAGCTTTTCTTGACTGGAGACCTTAATGCCTGGTACGTTTGCATATGATATACCGTCGAATACTATCACCGTTACAGATGGTACTGAACTTGCTCCGGCTACATTCCATGATATGTTTCTTGCAGATGGCGTGGGTGGATGGGGTGTTGTTGACGAGATCGTTGCTGATAGTATGTACAAGATAGATTGTAATATTAGCTTTGGAGATGTTGGTGAAACATCAACTTATTTTCAATCCAAGCGGGAGCATGTTTATATTGGGGCCGACTTAAAAGTAAAATCAAATGCAACTCTGGAACTTGGGGATTTATCTGGTGATTGGGGTGTTGATGGTTCGTGGTGGTCGCTTATTATCAATACTGATAACTTGAACTTTTGTGATGGAGGGAACATCTATGTTTATGGTTCAACTTTGCATCTTGGAGTGAGCAAACGATGTTATTTTACCACGGGTAATGTTGATATACGCAATTCAACTTTATCGGGTATAAGGTACTCCGGTGGTGACTGGCTTAATCAATATATATTCGGCTCGTCCATGACTTCCATTCTCTTTCAGCGTCTCACGCTTTCAAATATGGAATATTTCTATATTCTCAAAGTGCCCAATACGATGGAGAATATTCATATACATAGATGCAATTATGGATTGCATACTTGGGCGAATATTGAGGCAACAAATGTTCTGTTTACCACCATCACAAATAATGATGTCAGACTGTCTTCGACATCCCAGACAACAATAATTAATCCTGTTGTTAATCTGGGGACGCCGACTCATAATGACGCGACTAATACTACCATAGAGCAATACACCTGCAACATCCACGTAGCAGATGAGGATGGAGCAGACCTCGAAACTGTTTCAATAGCATGTACAACTTTCGGGAACGTAGTTTCTCCCGACGCTGGTTCAACATTCTGGAAATGTATTGTTGACCATACATCAGGTGTTTGGGCAACAGACCGGGATGCAGGTAAATGGGTACAAACAACCTCCGCTTACGCTGCTTTAGCGGGTTGTGCTGGTGGTGCAGGAACCGGAGCATGGGTAACTGGTATTGACTATAAGAAATCAGCAACAGAGTTTGATGTTGCAACAAATGCTGCTGGTGATCTCGTTGCCGAGCAGACAATAGACTACAAGAAGTGGATTGGTACTTCCGAGGCACTTCTAACTTACAGTCCTCATACGTTCACGCTATCTTACGGTGGTGATACTCATGTAGTCACGGACTTTACAGTTGACGCTCCCGTTATATGGCACTTAGAGTTCCCGCCGCAGGCAACTTTGCTTAGTGCAATTTACAACAAACTTCCTACAAACTATATGATGGGCTCAGACGACGTAGACGACCATAATGCCGAGCTTGAAGATTGGGCGGACGGTGGCAGGCTCGATGTTATACTTGATTCTACCCTATCGGGGGTATCGAATCTTGCTAATGTAGGGGCGGCGGTAAATACGCCAGCAAAGGATGAGCCGGATGGATTTGTAATAACTAAAGGAACGAATGAAGGGAACGATGAAGATTCAACTCATGCCTTAGATGGAACTGATCATACTATAGATTCAACTGACAGCGAGCTTGATGTCTACTATGAGTTTGACGTAGGCGGGGATGGTGTGCCTACAAGCGTTACTGTTACAGGATACTTAAATGGCAACAACGATAACTTGGAAGTTTACGCCTACGATTGGGGAAATACTGAGTGGAATCAAATCGGTATGATGCCGGGGACGGCCTTGACAAACAATGAGGTTCACGCTTTTAACCTCTTTACTTCCCATGTAGGGACAGGAGATAATCTTGGTCTTGTACATATTAGGTTTACAGATGGCGATTATACCCTTAGCAGCGCGACTTTAACCGTTGATCAGATATATGTCAGTTACTCTATTGTGAGAAGAACTGCTGGTTATAACGATGGGGCTATTTGGATAGATACAAACAATGGTACGGCGGGGACTGAGAACTTTGTTAATGGTACGGCCGATAATCCCGTTAAGACATGGGCCGATGCCCTAACCCTTTCAGGAAACCTTAAAATAAAGAGATTCAGGATTGTAAATGACTCAACTATCACCCTTACAGGAGATACGAAGAATTATACAATGATTGGTCACTGTTGGGTTTTGGCTCTTGGTGGGAAGGACTGTACTAACAGTTATTTCAGGGGTGCTCAAGTTACTGGGACGGCTACGATAACAGGTACTGACCACATGCACTTTGAGGGATGTTCTTTGGGGGACTGTACCTTAGCCCAGTTCAAGGCTCGAAGTTGCTCCCTTACTGGAACAATCACTATATCTGCTGCTGTTACCTACATCCTTGATTCCTGTTTTGCTGCTGATACAGGAGGAGCAGCACCTCCTGAGATAGACTTTGCCGATGTAGCCGCAACGGTAGGACTAAGGGACTACAATGGTGGAATTAAAGTTAAGACAATGGCCTCGACGTCCAAGTTCACTTATCAAGGAACGGGCCATTTAACGATAGATGCAACTTGTGACGACGGTGGAACTATTGGTGTGAACGGCTGCGTGATTCTCACTGATAATGTAGCTGGTGACGGGTTTGCTGGGACTATAAACCAAACATCTCGTTATGAGCATTACACTGAATTAAACGCTATATATGACAAGCTTCCCGACAATTACATTATGGGTAGTAGCGATACCGAAGACCATGACGATGAAATAGATACTATCGTAGCCAATACTGGCAAGGTGGTCTATGGCTCTGTGTATACAAGTGCTGGAGTTAAAAAAGTTATAAGTGGCGGCTCTGTAACAGGATTTGTCGAGGACGAGAAATTATGAATATCCCGATAGTCGCATTCAACAAGGGCTTGGTAACACCGCACGTAGATGCAAGGGCCGATTCTGAATCCTACAATTCTGCGTGCCGGGTGTTAAACAACTTCATCGCCCGGATGTATGGCTCCGCCGAGCGTCGTCCCGGTACGTACTATATAAACGATATGTGGGAAATTGACGACGACATTTATCCTACGGCGGGTGTGACGACTTGCCTATTAGTGCCGTTTGTTTATTCGAGGGAAGTGGCCTATGTTCTCGAATTCACCAATTTGATGCTTAGAGTTTATTATGGCGATGCAGTTGTAAGCGAAACGACAAGCCCCTACGCCGAAGAT